CAACTCATCAAACACTTGTACCGAGAATGTCTCAAGAAGGGCTACAAACCCCATCAGTTTACAGAATGGCTGCATAGAAAACACGGTGAAATGGTCATTGAACGTAAAACGATTCACGGGGACGCTATATCATTACCATGTGTGCTATGTAGGAAAGTAATGGAAAGGTTCGATATCTGTTGGGCCGCACATGATGGTGAACGGTGGGTACATAGTAATAAAACAAAATGTTTGCCTCAATCATTACCGACGGCTAAACAAAAGAGAAATTTAGGATTTGGGTGTAATAACCAGTCCCAAAGCTGACTCCAAGTTGTTATGACTTCGTTGTATTGGTTTATTTCTCTTTAGCTTGAGTGCAGTGTTACCTGTAGACGCATTCTTTATTTCATCCATTCGCTTCGTGTTTGAAACAAAGGGTATAGTATTATCGATGTATGGTTGCACTTCAATATCCTTAGGGACTCCATTATCTTGTGTATGATTTTCCCGAAACTTCTCGATCGTAAGGTCACCACCGAATTCCTTTAACTTGAATCTATTTGGGGCGGGTTTCACATGACCGATTTGGTTGTACATCTTTTTACGCATCATCACTATGTTTCCAGATATGAGACCACCTTTAGTCAGGCCATGTTTATCTATCGCATATGATTTCATACAACTCCACGAACAAAAGTTTCCAGCTGTATAAAATTTATTACGCCTGTTATCATATCTAAATGGCATACTTAAAGGTGTTGTGTCAAAATTGTGACAACACCACCAACACCACATGATTATTTAGTTTATTTTTTCTTTAATTACTATAAGATGAACAGGAGGTCTACATTTTATCCCCAACCGAGGAAGTCTTCGGCTGCAGGACTTCTTCTACTATTTGGAATGTTACTCCTACTATTAGTCATCGCTGTTATAGCGTTTCTAATTTGGCGTAGCAAGACAAATAAGAAGAAGAAGTCAGAAGGTCTCTACGACTTGACAACACGACTCCAGGAACGTCAAGAAGTTATGTACAATGCTGGTGAAGAATTGGGTATAGACCCAGCAGATCTCAAAGCTGAACTGTTTGAATCTTCAAACCTGGTCTGCTACGTATACCCAGAAAATGGTGTATGTGATACAGAATTTTATGATCTAAATAATGGGTGTTGTGAACTCCGAAGTAATGCCAGTGAATTAGCGGAACAAGCGAGGAAGGAGATGGGGATCGACCTAGCAACTATGGTTATGGTAAGTGTCCTTCCCGAGATTATTCTGACTGACATCTTACCTAGAGTGCTACAAAGTCCAAGACTACAATAGTCGTGAATCGCCTCCGTTCTCTCGGTTCCAAAGCGTTTTCAAGGATTATGTCAAAAGGTATAGCCAGAACGGTTATGAAAGCAGCTGCTGTTATGGCTGCCAAATTGGCTGTAATGGTGGGAAAGCTCCTCATTAAATTGGGTTCTGGTCCAGTGGGTTGGGCTTTACTTGTTTTCGATATATTTACCGTTGTCCAAGATTTAGCAGATGTGAACAATTACAATAGCTTTTTGGAAAATAAGATGAATTTAGAAACTCGTGATATAGTTGTATATGAATTTGCTAAAGCGATGGCATTAGAGGGATCAGAATTTCCTGTACTATTCCCATTTGCGATGCTTTTCCCTACAGAGTCCGAAACAGCAATGGCAGAGTATAGTGCACATTTAATGACTGAACATATAGGAGTTTTATTAGAAGTTCCGGGTGGTATAGAATGGTTTGTTGATATATTGTCAGGGAGTATTGAAGCAGAGGAGGGTGGGGAAGAATCACCACCATTAACCCAAGAAGAAGACCAAGAAGGTTTAGATGTCATGGATACATTCTTTACCAAAGTGAGAGAAGAACATAGTCTCCAACTCGATAAATTTCTATTTGATACATTACAGACACTCATACCAAGTACTCGTAAAAATGAACTCGTACTTATTCCGAGTATGTCTTCATCAAAAACGATAGGTATAGGTATAAGTCAGGAAGCTGCAGAATCGTGGAATACTACTCAACGTGCAGAATGGTTCCAATATTTAGACCCATTTTTTCCACCAAACCGACCAAGTGCAGAATGGGTACCACCTATGGTGGCATCTTATACAGATACATATTTAATACCCAATGCCAACAACCCCGGAACTTCAAACGCACCTAATATTGTAACAAAGACGTTACCAGAAAAAGTGACACTCATGTATCCATTTGGAACATTGGTGACGTTTTGTGAAAAGCCACGGACATCAGCGAAATACAAAACTCCCGTGGATCCAACCGAGTTCGATGTCACATTCGATCCTATATCAGGTGTTTGTAATTTTACAAGAGCATACTGTCAAAGGTATGGTATAGATTTCAAAACTAAAACTTGGAAAGATGGAACAGCATACAACGACTGTGAACTTGGCGAAACACAAGCAGGTTTTGAAATGATTTTGGGGACAGAAAATGTACGAAGTACAAAATTGTGGATGGAAGACCCCGACCAAGCCGCAAAGAACCAGGCGCAGAATAGAGCGGATACAAGAGAGAGGCGGGAAGAGGAGCATGGTGAAGGTGTTGCATCTTTAATGGGATTTGTGGATCCAGACGGCACCCTTGAAGGATTTGGTCGTAACATTGATGAACAATTGGCGGGAAGAGATAAGTATTGCGATCCCGCAGATACATGTAAAGAGTTTCATGTAAAGCATGGTGGTGGTAATTTTATGGGTTGGTCTGCGAGAGATAAGGATGGTCAGATTTATTCAAATGGCCAAGGGTTCCAAAACCAGGTTAAAGCTGGCGAAGATCATACATTCTTCGTTCCAGAAGGTGGTTATTTTAGAGCTAAATGTGATCCAGGTGAAAGTATGAATGTCCAATATGAGGATATCGAAAACCCTCTTCGATTTAGCTGCTGGTTTGGGAAGATTAAAAAGAACCCCGGTAAGGATACACTATGGACTTCTGCTGGAGACTTTTTTAAGGATGATGCCGGACCTACGGTATTGGCGACTCTTGAAACTGCAGGTAACAATTTCCAGGAAAATGTCGGGGGTGCGGTAGATACTTACGTCGAGGATGTGGAAGACGCATGTACTAATGGTAATGCGGGAGACTGTCTGGGAACGACACTTGGGGGGGCTGTCCCAGTCATAGGGAGTTTCGTTGCAACTGGATTGAATGCATTTGCTCCCCCCGGTAGTAGTAGTGGAAGAGGTAATCCAGGTAGTTACGGGATATCAATTTCAGATAGAAGGCTCAAAAAGGACGTGAAAAAGACAAAACTCAAGTCACCCATATCAGGACTTGATGTCTATACATGGAAATGGAATGAAATCGCAATGTCTACATATGGTTTGAAGGGGGGTGACTTTGGATTTATCACAGATGAGATCCAGGATAAGTACGTCTCCCAAGATGTCTATGGATATGAATACATTATGGAAAATACACCAGTCCACAAAGCTCTTCTTAAATTAAAATCTAAATATGAAGTAAAGTAACGATGGCGGCTGCAAAGTTAGCAGGCGCTTTCCGTAGATTTGCTGGTGGCGCTTCAGGAAGTGCAAAAGTACCTGTAACTGTCACCTCGGAGGTCTTAGTCGCAGCTATAAAGGCGTTGCCGGCGGATACATTTTTGGATGCTTTTAAAGCCTTGAATAAAGCCGATACTGACTTGATATTAAAAAACCTAGACGCAGCCAGCGTTGCCAAACTGAAGAAAGCGGTTGGTGATTCGGGTGACGCTGCACTCGCGAAAAAGATGTTCCCCGACGGTGCTACCGTTAGGACAGTTCTAGCGATTGGTGCTGGTGCCGGTTTAATTGCGTACCTCGATGATAAATTTGAAGATGAAGAAGAAGATTTCAAGAATTGTATGGCTGGGTGCGTCCCACACAATTGGGATGAATATGAACAGGGAGGGGTAAAAGCGTCTGAACTCAAATACAGTACTGTAGAAACCCTCCCGGAGTATCAAATTACACCAATCGAGAACCAACCCTATTGTGTATCACCAAATGAAAAATGTGAAGAGTATTGCAAACCAAAGTGTAAAGAAGAGACTAAGGCGGATATTCCATTGTTAGATAGTCCATTAAATCCATTTAACCCCGATAGTCCATTTAATCCTTTTAAATGGCTTGGAAGAGCGTCTGGTGGTCTCCTAGATTCTTTTGGGTTGGACACGAGTACAATCGGATATGCTTCTAGTGCATCTTCCTCAATGTGTTGTTTGTTCGTGGTGTTAATGTTATACCAACAATTCAAATAAGATTAAAGACAATTTCATCCTTTATACCAATGACTATATTGTCAATCGACGTTGGTATAAGGAATTTAGCTCTATGTCTCCTCGATGAAGACCATGAGAACCTAGTGAGGGAGTGGGACGTTGATGGGATTCCACCACAACACGCCGATGGTGTCTATGTGTCCCTCCGAAATCACTTAGATGCTCGACCTTGGGTACTCAAAGCTAAAACTATTCTCATCGAGGAGCAACCCTCTTTTAATAAGAAAATGGTTTCAGTCATGCACTTTCTTCACGCGTACTTCATCATCAAGTGTCCAGAGGCTGAAACTATCATTTATCACGCCTCTCATAAGATTCCAGATATTTCTGGTCCAGGTAAAGCACAATACAATAAGAGGAAGAAAGCTTCTATTGAGCGGTGTGAAGCCTTTATCCGTAGTAATGGTGTGAATGCACACTGGATCGAGACATTCGTAAAGTCCAAGAAGAAGGATGACTTGGCAGATACCGTGATGCAAGCACTCTCCTTCGTGAATCGGAAAGAAGTGACACCAGCCTCTGTGAAAAAGAAGCAGACTACCAAGAAGTTAGTTGCTCGAAAACCCAATGAGAATCAAAAGAGGACAAAGTACTCCAAATGTAATTTAGCATGGATTTATTTGAACAAAGTAGAATGTGAAGTCCTCGAGAAGAACAAGAGGTTCATGAAGGACCTCAAGAGGTACTATCGGGACATTGAGGAGTTGATTAAAGATTTGAAGTGAGTAAAATATATACAATGAGTCTCACCATCCGTATGTGTGCCGTGAACAAGCCCAACTTGGACAAGCTCATCAAGAGTAACAAGCG